TCAATAATCTTATTGTACTTGCTATTAAGTTCAAATACTCTTTCCAAAGTGGCAACGTCTGATTGATAGTCGGATAGAAATTCATCAATTAATTCTTCTTGAACCTTAATGTCTCGAAGGTTTTCGGTCTTAATGCCGTCTGTAAGATCTTCAACGTTGCCGCGGATTCCTTCGGCCCGGTTAAGGAAAACAATGCTTTCTGGTTTAAACCGGTGCTTCGCAATATCCATTGCTCGGCGCATTGTGTTAAGCGGAAGGTTATTAACACTTACCAGCCGCAAACGTGCGCCTTTGGGTACTTGGATTTTGCGCGGCATGCGGCCTTTTAAAGTAAGAGGTATAGTAAAGAATGGCTTGGGGTTCTTAAACACAAGAGGTTCGATCTCCCATTTATCTTTTGAGTCAATCTCCCAAATGAGAATCCCCTTGTCGTTAGTCTCGCCATGATTCTGTTGAACAGTTGAGCCACAATACCAAATGCGCCCATCATGATCTAAGAACTGACGTCGATGGATATCACCAAGCATGGCAAAGTCAAACTCGTCAAAGATAGAAATGTCGTCTTCGCCGAAGCTCATCGTCCAATTTGTATCAGTCTTGCAATTAGAAATAGAGCCGTGATACAAAGCAATATTAACTTTGGAGCTTTTGGTCGGGGCCATCCAATTGTCTCGATCAAAAACAGACAAGACATTCAAACAGAAATCGTCGTTCAAATGAGTCTCGCCTGAATTCTTAAGCAAGTGCAATGTCGGCATATCAAGCGCATCGACAATCGGTGTCAGCGCATCCTGCCGGCTGCTGTTCTTTAGGTTGCCGTCATGGTTTCCTAGAATGATATAGGTTGGTGCAATCTCAGCGAGACTGCGAAAAAAATCAGAACACATCTCAACAAACTCTGGTGAGATCTGTGTTTTGGTGTGGGCTATATCCCCACAGTGTATAATGTAATCGACCTTTTGTTCTCGCAGTGTCTCATACAACTGCTCAAAAATGATTCGATATTCATAATGATACTTCAAATTTTTGATATGAGTATCACTTATATGTGCAAACTTCACGTACCCTCCGCATAGATACTCTTATAGTATAACTCATTTAACACATAGAGTCAAGGATTATTTATCTCGCCCTAAACTGCGGAGAGTAAATTCATCAATAAATAGTCATCTCTGTCGATAAATTTCGCTTTTTGTTTTCGTTCTTGGAAAACTTCTTTTGGCATGGAACCAACGTCTTCGTAGCCGTCTACGTCGATCTTATAAAGCTCGATATCATATTTAAGAAGTGTCTCAATAATCTTGTTTTCTTTTTCTCTCGCGTCGGGATCGAGGGCAACGAAGACTGGCGTATCGTTGTAGACGATTTTGCGGATGAGATCCGAATCAGATCGCAAGGTGGACCCCAAAATAGGTACGCTGTTTCCGGCAGTAATAGCATCAAAAACTCCTTCAACAATTGTTAAGTCTTCGTTCCAATCAATATATAACTCATTGAATACAATGTCTTTGGATGCTCTCGGATTCTTATATTTATAAGAGTCTCCGTTATAGGTTCTCGCAATAAAATAACTGACATTGCCGTCATCATTGAAAGATGGAATAACAACGCGGTTACGATATTCGCCGCTAAAACAAAATCCAATCTTCCACTTAAGAATGTCAGCTTCTGTTATGCCTCGTGCATCTAAATATTTTTGGGCATAAACACCGGTGGCTGGAACTGGACCAGCAAGACTTATAAATTCTTCCGGAAGATCCAAAGTGGGCACAGGATCCACACTGCTGCGGCTGTCGAACAACTCAGCAAATCTCTCAATATCGTGGCGACCCGTGAGTTCTTCCCATCGTTGTAATTGAACAAACGTACCAAAACGACGAACCAAGCGCCTAATGTTGCGACCACGATAATCGCATACCCAACACTTAAAAACGTTCTTGCGAATGTTAACAGAGAGCTTAAGCTTGTGGTGATCGCATGCCGGACATTTGAAAAGTGTTTCTGGACCATTGGTATGAGAATATCCTAATACATCACACAGAATCTTGTGTTTCTTTTTCTCGCTCAATTATATCTCCCGCTCTCGCGATTATAATTGCATCCGCCCGATCAAACGATTCGGGTTTAGGATTGCCCTTGTGTGTATATTGTACCTTGAAAGTGGGCTCGTTGTCAAGTAAATATTTCAAAACAACTTGTTTTGCTTTCTCGCCTCTCGGCACTCTAATCCCGACTGTCTTGCGGGCTGTGGAGGCGCCAATAAATTCTGGTTCAATTTCAAATAGTTCGAAGAGAAGCCATGCAACGACGCCATTAAAGCGCGTGAGAGTGGAGAGAGTTTTCGCTGATGACTTGCCGCCCATAAACATGTGGAGCGATTGCTCAATATAGATATGTTGGATAGGAAACTCAGAATCTCCCACTAACTTATCATCATTATTAAGCTGGTACATTTCGTAGATGTCCATCAGCTTTTCTTTTATAGCAATCGTCTTAGCGAAAAAGCCTTTGTGCTTTCGCAAGTCAATTGAATCATAATACACCAGCACATTGTCTGTTACAACTGCAAAGCCTGTGATGCTGGTGGAAATATCCACACCAAGTATCATTAGATGTCCAATTTTAATTTAATGGAATAATCTCGGTCTTCTTCTTTTAAGACCGGATTGGCCAACGTCGCAATCCCAATAATGTTTTTATTCTCGTCATAGACAGCTACTCGGGAAATATAAACACTTCGTTTAAAGTCGGCGTCATAATCAGTATAACTCGAACTGACGGTGTTGGCAAGTAATTGTTGTGAATTTTCTTCATAAACTTGAGAAGAGGTAACCTTTAGCTTGTCTTGTCCGTACTTCAAATAGGTAGGATTATTAGAGAAGTTAGCTTCCCCGCGCTTGGCATGAGTGAACAAGGTCATGACTTGAGTTTCTGTGTGCCCCTTGAAGGATAGCCCAAAAGACCACTCGTCCCCCAGTCCAGCGGTTCCATCATTGGCGCCGGCGGACCAGCTAAGCCACCGATCATCTGCGGCTCCACCTCCAGCGCCAGAAAGTATAGTCCATGAGCCTGTCAAAATTATATACCCTTCATCATACATAATAACGCCGGCCGTCTTTCCGTTGTTGACGGCATAATCACCACTTGGGCAACTTGAAGCGGAAACTTGAACCAATTCTCCATTTTGGCGAATATCTTGAAGTTCGCCTTGAAGTGAGCCAGTATAAAAAAATTTCAACGATACTGTTCCTGGCTTGATTCGCGAACCAAAATAGATCGAGGGGATTGCTACTGTGTTTAAAGTCTGGATGTCCTTGTTCCACGCTTGAGAACCTATGGAGCCAGACACTTTGTAGTGGGCATTTCGAGTACCATAAAAATTTAAACGATTTTTTAAACTATAATAATGTGCGTTAAAGGAAGCGGACGGACCCGTCGTGATGGGGTCCAGTCCATCCCATCCATCTATCTTTTCTCTTTTTATCGCGCCTGAAAGGGGGTATTCTCCTACAACAATCGATCCATATTGATATTCTGTGGCGTAAGCAGTCGCACTAATGGTTTTCCAAGTTGCGCCCGCACTGTCTTTCGAAATCCATGGATAGATGCGTCCGGTGTCTTTAACGAATGTGATGGGGGCACCGTCCAGCGCCACTACGGCCTCTTGATAGTTTTGAGGTCCGTATCCTCCAGAAGGAAGTCCGCTCATGTCTCTTCCGGCGGCTGTCGAAGTGCCGTCTGCCCAAAG